CCTGCGCAGCGGAGGCAGCGTGCTTGCATACGGACTGTGCGAGGCCGAAACATGCCCCAAGTGAACAAAGGCGGGCGACCTCCTGCCGCCCCAGGGATGCGCCGGATAAACGTGCCGCTGCGCCTGCCCGAATGGCTGGTGCAGTGGATGGCAGAGCAGCCGGAGACGCCTGCGGAATTGATCGAAGCCGCACTGCTGAAGGCGCACAAGCTGCGCCCGCCGCGTGCGCCCTAACACCGAAATTGAGGCCCAGCCTCAGAAGGATCAACGATGAGCAAAAGCACCAGCGAGGCTGTGGCCTCGAATGCAGAGTTAGGCAAGCTATACGCTGACCGCGACCACTTGGCGCAAGGGAACTATTACCTGCGGCACGTCGTGGCGATGACAGACGAGAGCTTGTATCGCAAGAGCGCGATTGCAGGCGAACTGGCGCACCGTGACATGGAGATTGACAGGCTGAATTCAGAGCGCCTTGACTTGGCGCTGCTTGTGGGCCGACTGATCCGCCGCATGCGCGCAGCAAGGATTGGAGATGGTCTAGCCGAAGGTGATGCAGTTCTCGAAGAAGAGGTGCTCGGGTACATGCGTCGAAAAGGGCTTGCGAGCCCATTGCGGAATGAAGCGCCCAACGTTCGAGTTCAGCCGCCTGCGTAGGACTGACGACTTGCCAGTGGTGCTGATGCTTTTCTGGGCAGCGGCACGGGCAAGACGGCCTGCCGTAGCGGGTCGGCTGCAACGAGGGGTTATGCAGCGCCTGGTGGCGCACATAGGAGATTGAACATGCCGACTTACGACGCTGAAATTGCAGCGCTGCGCAAGGACGCCGAGCGCGAGAAGTGGGAAGCAGTCAAGAGAGACTTATTCGATGACCTGTAACGCCTGCACCGAAGCCGAGAAAGACCCGCTAACGCCTCTCCATGAGTCTTGCCTAGACTGTGCAGCTAGGGCATTGGCTCAGACTGAGGCTTACGCGGAGTCTGACAAGTATGGGAAACTGACACCAGCTTACAGAAACGCACTTGAACAGGTGTTCATCGATGACATTGCAACGTGGCACGCCAAAGTCAAGATCTGGGCCGAGCGCATCGCTAAAGCCAAACAAGTGCAAAGAGTGCAGACAGCCGTTCAAGCCGTCACGACCACTCCAGACAGTGTGCAGCGTGCCTTGCGCAATAGCCCAAGGACAAAAGGCAAGCGCAAAGAAAAAGAAGGCTGAAGACAGAGAACACAAAGCCAAGCTAAGAGCTGTAGAACCTCTTCCAAAGCTGGCAGACAGGGCACAAGCCGCAGTCAATGAGTACGTGAGACTTAGAGACTACAGGGACGGCTGCATAAGCTGCGAGAAACCTTACACATGGCCTGGGCAGTGGCACGCATCACACTTCAGAAGCCGAGGAGCTGCGAGTGGCCTACGCTTTCACCTGTGGAATATTCACAAGTCATGCTCACAGTGCAACAACTACGCAAGCGGGAACATCGCCGAGTACACGCCCAGGCTGATTGAAAAGATCGGCCAGGACAAGGTAGATTGGCTCAAGGCTCAGAATCAGGTCAGAAAGTACGACCGCGACTACCTAGAGCGACTCAGGGCTATCTTTGCAAAGAAGGCCCGTAGATTGAAGAAGCGACTAGGGATCACATAATGGCTTACCTACTCTTCGCATGGAAATGTGGCCCACAAGGAGGCGCTCATGAGCATGATGCATCGACTTGCAGCTATTGCCTAAGCCCTGTAAACTGAAGCCTTTCCTGTTGTCTCCTGTCTCTCCTCGTCGCGATGAGCGTTAGCCAGCGACTTGACCCGCTTCAAGGCTCAGCGCTTGGCGGGTTTATTTTTGCCTCTTAGGGTTTGTCCCTATGCACAGCGGCCAAAAGATGTCCGATGATTCACCCATCGCAACACACACCGGAGAGAAGACATGCTGCACTCCAAAGAACACATTGAACTGATGGCCCAGTTTGAACGTGACTGCAAAAGCCACATTGGCCGCACAGAAAAAGAAACAAAAGACCTTTGGGTTCGCGGAATCATCTACCGAGACGGCAAAACAAACGAGCTGTTTCTTCTGTACCGAAAAGGCTACGCATTCGGAAAGTGCGTCGAGAGAATGGAAGCGGTATGACCAAAGCCTAAACAGAAACATAGCGGAGCACAAAACTCCGCTTATCGACAATCAGCACCTATTATGCTATAATCACTTGCACAGAAGCCCCCAACTGTGATAGGGGAGAGGTGCAAAGATGAGCGATACAGATAAGGACAAGCCAAAGCGCGGGCGTCCATCAGGATACAAACCAGAGTTCGCAGAAGAAGCCTCTAGGCTGTGCGAAGAAGGTGCGACAGATCAAGAACTTGCCGATTACTTCGGCATAGACATTCGCACGCTGTATCGCTGGAAGAATACCGAGACAGAATTCCGCCATGCCTTAAAGGCAAGCAAGGAATCATCTGATGATCGGGTGGAACGTAGCCTATTCGAGCGCGCTTGTGGATATGAGCGCAACGAAATGGATGTTAGGGTGGTCGGTGGTGAATTGGTTCAAACGCCGATTCGTAAGTTTTACCCGCCTGATACTACCGCTGCCATTTTCTGGCTGAAGAATCGACGCCCAGAGCAATGGCGAGAGATGAAAGCGCTGGAGCTATCCGGGAAGGATGGTGGCGCAATTGAAACCAAGAGTATCGACCCATCGAATCTTTCGAGCGAAGCACTAGCCGAGCTTGTTGCTCTCAAAGATGCAGCTAACCACCGCTGATTTAGACGCAGCGGAGCGCGAGCTTTGCCGTCGATCATTGGCGGCATTTGCTAAGCGTGCTTGGCGCGTCCTTGAGCCTGCTGCCGAGTTGAAATGGTGCTGGGCGCTGGATGCTATCTGCTTACATCTTGAGGCGGTGACAGATGGCAGGATCACCCGCCTGCTGATGAATGTGCCGCCTGGGTCGATGAAGTCGCTATTGACCGGAGTCATTTGGCCTGCTTGGGAATGGGGGCCGCGTGGTATGCCTGAGATGCGCTTTGTAGGCACAGCGCATGAGGAGACATTGGCAATCCGTGACTCGCGCCGCTGCCGTGACCTCATCAAGAGCGAGTGGTTTCAGAGCTTATGGCCTATTGAGCTTGCCTCAGACCTTGACGGCAAGAGGGAATTCGGCAACACCCGGAAGGGTTCTAGGCAGGCTAGGGCGTTTACGTCAATGACTGGTGTTCGCGGTGATCGAATCATCCTTGACGACCCTATCAGTGCTGACAATGCCAATTCTGAAGCCAAGCTAGAAGCCGCACGGATCGCTTTCACTGAGACATTGCCGACCCGAGTCAATAGCGAGAAGTCGGCTATCGTCGTCATCATGCAGCGCTTGAATGAAAAGGATGTTTCAGGCGTCATCCTGAGCATGGGCCTGCCCTATGTGCATCTTTGCATCCCGATGCGGTTCGATCCGAAGCGGAAGTGCAGGACATCTATCGGATGGGAAGATCCGCGCAAGGTAGATGGTGAGCTGATGTTCCCCGCGCGCTTTGGAGAGGCCCAGGTGGTCGAGCTAGAGCGGACATTGGGCAGCTATGGTGCGGCTGGGCAGTTAGACCAGAATCCAGCGCCTAGAGGTGGTGGCATCATCAAGCGTTCGTGGTATCGCTATTGGGAAGGCGTGCCGTCGATTGAGTTCACCTCGATCTATGCCGACACGGCTCAGAAGACAGGCCAAGAGAATGACTATTCAGTCTTTGAGTTCTGGGGCCGAACGGTGACAGGTCAGGCCATCCTCATTGACATTCTCCGTGGCAAGTGGGAAGCGCCTGAGCTACTTCAGCAGGCTCGTGGATTCTGGGGACGCTGTATGCGCTTTAGAGTGCCTCCTCGGGCCTTCCGTGTGGAGGATAAGGTAAGCGGTACGGGATTGATTCAGACCCTGCGCCGCGAAGGTGTGCCAATCGTCGGCATCCAGCGCGACAAGGACAAGATCAGCCGGGGCCATGATGCGGCACCTTTTATCGAGGCTGGCAATGTGCTATTGCCAATCGATGCGCCGTGGCTTGAGGACTTCTTGAAAGAGTCGGACAACTTCCCGGCTGGCGCTCACGATGACCAGCTCGATCCGATGTTTGACGCGATTGACGATGTGCAGAAATCTCCCCCGGTAAGCTTTGTGGAAGTTCCCATCCCTGTTCAAGTCCATCACTGGTGATTATTAGGGTTTGTCCCTATTCCAAAGTCTCCCAGGCTGACGACAATAGAGCCATCGCAACGCAAACAGGAGATACGACATGACCAAGACATTCAACTTCAGCGCAAACGGCCTCGACTTTGGCAACTGGCAGGCTGAAACCCAAGAGCAAGCGCAAGAAGCATTCGCCTCTGACTCTGGCTACACAAGCTGGGCCGCAATGGTCGAGCAGGCTGAAGAATTTGGCGGCAACAGCGTTGAGGTTGTCGAGCTGTAGCATACAAGCGCCATTAGCTCAACGGACAGAGCACGCGGCTTCTATCCGCAGGATGTGGGTTCGATTCCTGCATGGCGCTCCACTATGGTAAACCACTATTCCAAGCCGCAATCCTATAGCGACAATAGAGGCTCAACAACGGAGAGATGAGATGAGTACAGGAACCGGACTATTCTTGCTTGGCGTGTGGATCGCGTTTGCTGCGGCCATTGCTAGACCAAATATGACAGAGCGTGGATTTCACAGTACTAAGGTTGTCACGATGGCTGTTACGGTGCTGACGCTGATCTGCGTTTTGATTGCCAATCTCTATAGACTTTGAGGTGCATAATGAGCCCGTTTTATTACCTGAAGCGTCGTGAGATTGACGGTAAAAAGACGAGACGCAATTGGCGTTTGTTCTTTTTGGCTCTGATTGCAGGAAAAAGAACCATCGTGCTCAATGCGACATTCAAAGATGGCTCGCTTGTATTGTCTTCTGGTGGTGTTTCGTTTGTTGCAAATACAAAGTTCTATTGTGAAGACAGAGAGACAAGCGTTCCGGCCATTGTTGTTGATTAAATCTATAGACTTTGATGGAGGCATCAGTGAAAGCGTGGAGCGCTGACGGTAGGTACGTCATAGATGCATCAGGAAAGGTGGTGGCAAAGGCCTACGCGTCTGATGAGTGCCACAAGACAACTATGCTAATGGCGGCTGCACCTGATTTGTTTGAGGCTCTCAGCTTTGTGATGACTTGCGGGCCTGACAAGCTGTTAGAGGCTCTTGAAATCTCAAGAAAAGCCATTGATAAGGCAAATGGCAAAGCGTACAATTGAGTTGTCGATGTGCTAGACCGCTCAGACGTTGCGTGAGGCCTCATTCTCATGCGTTTCGCCCATTAGGTTGGGAGAGTGGTCTAGCACTTGGAACGCAGTGGAATGAGGCTTTTTGCGTTCTTGGTACCGATTGCCAAAGACAAAACAACGAGCCATGTCCCGGCTGCTATCGAGAAAAGGGATTGCGCTGCACTGACAAGCCCGGCGCATCGGCGTTGCACAGCGACCGAGAAAACCAGCAAACATACCGACAAGCGTTTGGCCCACGATACGGGTGCTGGACAGATGAATGTGACCGTCATGCGAGCAGTGGCCCTTAGGGGTGGCTGAGAGTCTCCAAAGACTGAGGTCGGGAGTCTCGGGCTTGTCCTATGGCTAATCAAATGGAGAGAACATGAGCGATTGGATTGAATGGAACTGCGTGAAGTGCCCGGTTGGTGGGTTTGAATATGTGGAGGTTAGGTATAGAAACGGTGAAGTTGAGGCCAATCAGGCTCGCATTTTTCGTTGGGAACAATATGAAAATGAATATGACATCGTCGCCTACCGCATAGTCAAAGAAGAGCCCCAAACCTTTAATAAGCCTGAGGCTGTTAAAGGATTCAACGCGAGCGGCTCAAAGTACCTGCGATCAATCAACACTATCGGAGGAAATGTCGATGTTTACGCAGTGCTAGAGGCTTTTGCTGTGACTTGCCCAGCTCGTCAACACGCTATCAAGAAGCTGCTGTGTGCGGGCCTGCGTGGCAAGGGTGATTCGGTGCAAGACCTGAAAGAAGCTGCGGACGCTGTGGATAGGGCTGTGCAGATGGAAGAGGCTAGGGTTTCCACCACCTAGACATTCGCATAGAATCATGCTATCAAAGCCGAAAGGGCGATAGCATGGCGCGACAAAGCAAGGCTGCAAAGCTTCAGGATCTACACAAGACGTCCCTAGAGGGATTCAGGGCATCGGCTGACATTACCCGCGAAGAGCGGGAAGCATCACGGCAGGATCGGCGCTTTGCTGTCGTCACTGGTGCGCAGTGGGAAGACGCTCTTGGCCAGCAGTACGCGAATAAGCCGAAGTTCGAGGTCAACAAAGTCGGTCAGGCGCTTTTGTCGCTCAAGGGCAAGTACCGCGAAAACCGCATCACTGTTGATTTCGTCCCTAAGACGGGCGGTGTCGCTGATGAACTGGCCGACACGCTCGATGGCCTGTACCGCGCTGATGAGAATGACTCAGGCGGGCAAGATGCCTACCTAGTGGCTTTCGATGAGATGGCTACGGGTGGCTATGGTGCTTGGCGTCTGCGGGCAGACTATGAAGACCCGGAAGACGACGAGAACGAGCAGCAACGCATCTATTTTGAGCCCATCTATGATGCCGATAAGAACGTCTTTTGGCAGGCTGGAGCAAAGAAGGCCGACAAGACGGATTCTGATGAGTGCTGGGTTCTAAATCCGATTGACCGCCGCAAGTATGAGCGCGAGTATAAGGATGATCCAGCACAATGGCCGACTGAGCTAAACGACCTCATTCATGACTGGGTGACGCCTGATGTAGTCGTCCTGTGCGAGTATTACCGCAAGGTCGATGAACGCGAGGTGTATCAGGTCTGGGCATCTCCTACCGGCGAAGAGGTAGAGATTGAGGCCGATGATCTGGAAGAGGTTGTCGATGAGGAAACCGGCACGACCAAGCTCGAGCAACTCCAAGCCACTGGCCATCGTTTGCTGCGTGAAAAGGTCAAGCGCTGCAAGAAGATCGAGAAGTACATTCTCAGCGGCGGCAAGGTCTTGTCCGGTCCGCATGAGATCCCAGGCAAGTACATTCCGATTATCCCGGCATACGCTATCCGTGCTGTGGTTGACGGCATCGAGCGATGGAAGGGACTTGTACGAGACGCCAAGGACGCTCAACGCCTGAAGAATATGCAGATCAGCGAATTGGCGCTGCAAGCTGCTACAGGGCAGAAGTCAAAGCCTATCTTTGGCCCGTCTCAGATGGCGAATCCAAAGATTCAGCAGATGTGGGCTCAAGATGGTGTCGAGAACTACGCATATCTCCTTGCAGAGCCCCTGAAGGATGCAGCCGGGAATATCGTCACCACCGGGCCGATGAGCTACACGCAGCCAGCCCAAGTTACTCCGGCGATGGGCGCTCTCTTGCAGATGACAGACGGCGACTTATCGTCAGTATTGGGCGATGCCACAAACGCGGAAGAGATCAAGTCGAATGTCTCTGCTGACGCTGTGGAACTGGTGCAGTCGAAGCTAGACACTCGCAGCACGATTTACATGGATTCATTTGCCCAGTCTGTCAAGCACTGCGGGCGCGTGTGGCTTTCGATGGCCAAAGAGATTTACGTCGAAGAGGGGCGCGAGATGAAGACCGTTCCCCTGGATGGTGGTGTTTCGACTGTCAAGCTCAAGCAGATTGTGCAAGGTCAGGACGGCGGAACGTACTACGCCAATGATCTATCGCATGTGAAGATGGATGTGGTTGTCGATGTTGGCCCAATGTCCAGCACTCGCCGCAATGCAACTGTCCGCGCTCTAACCGGCATGGCACAGGTAGCCGCTGGTGATCCTGCTACTCAGCAGGTTCTAGTCTCCGCTGCTCTGATGAATATGGATGGCGAGGGTTTGGGTGATCTGCGTGACTACTTCCGAAAGGGCTTGGTACGTCAAGGCGTTGTCAAACCTAGTGATGAAGAGGCTCAAGAGATGGCACAAGAGGCTCAGAGCGCACAGCCTGACGCTCAGACCCAATACCTAATGGCCGAGGCTCAAAAGTCACAGGCTATGACTGTTAAGGCATCGGCTGAGACTGAGAAAATCCAAGCTCAAACTGCTGAGATTCTGGCCGGTATCTCGATGCAAGAACGAGAGCAAGTATTGAAGCTGGCGCAGATGATCCAGCAGGCGCAAGGCGCACAGGCGCAATCGCAGCCAGCGCAGGCTCAACCGGGGATGATGCAATGATCCGAGTTATCAAGGGCGACTGTTGGTGTAGGAAAGTTCCGGTTTTTGCACGCTGACGGTTATAAGTTGGTCATTCGTGACCAGACCACCAATTTCCGCGTGGTCACAGAAGCTGAAAAGGGTGACTATGAAGCAGCCTTGTTCTTCGGCGCATCGGTACAGCTTGCTCAGGCCCCAGAAGTCAGCCAGATCAAGACGAATCTCGCGCTGATGCAGATTGACGTGGATTCGATTAAGGGCACAGGCTTCACGGCATCAGACAGCCTTCATTCCATCCGTGCAGCCGTGGGAACTCCGCTGCAAGCCGCTGACTACGCAGCTCCACCAAGTGCGGCCAGCAATGCGTCAGCCGTTCGCGCCGAACTGGCGACAGAACTCGGTCGCATCGACGCCACCGTCAGCAGCCGCTTGGCCACGGCAGGCTACACCGCACCGGCAAATGCTGACATTGCAGCTATCAAATCCAAGACAGAAACGCTGCAAAACGCTGACCTGTCTGGCGTTGCTACATCGTCCCAGGTTACAGCACTGGCTACAGCCATAAACGACGTTCCTACAGCCGAAGAAAACGCTACTGCTGTGCGTGCAAAACTGCCAGAAGTAGCGCTGATTCCTGCTGCAATCTAACAAAATTGCATAGCCGATAGTTTTAGGCTATATTGTGAACAGCCCACCGCAGGGCCTTTACTGCGAGATGAAAGGGTGTCATGAGTGAAGCTCTAGGCGAGCAAGAAACGGAAGTATTGGAAGAGGATCAACCTGAGGTAGATTCAGAGCTTGAAACCGACGCAAAAGAGGATGCACCGGAAGGTGAGGATTCAAAGCCGGTAGAGACTGAAGAAGAAGCCGAAGAGGTTGTTATCTCGTTCAAAGGGGAAACTCCGGCCCCGGATGATGTAGAGCTAGTACCTGAAAAAGCCAAGGCAGCATTTGCTGAAATGCGAGTCAAAAACCGAGAGCTGCAAAACCGGCTCAAGGAATTGGAAGCGAATCAGCAGAAGCCGCAGACTGAGCAATCTATCGTGGTGGGTGAAAGACCTAACCCGGTTGATTACGAAGTTTGGGACGATGCCGGTAAAGCGAAGTTTGACGCTGATATAGATGCATGGATGGCCCGAAAGGCTCAAGCCCAGCAGCAAGAGCAGCAGAAGCGAGCTAAAGCCGAAGAAGCCCAGAAAGCTTGGCAGGCCACGGTAAATGGTTATCAAACCCAAGCCAAAGCCCTGAAGGTGCCTGATTTTGCAGATGCAGAAGACGTAGTGAAGGCGTCATTCTCTGAGGTGCAGCAAGGTATTCTCTTGCAAGGTGCAAAGGGTGATGCGGCGAAACTTGTCTATGCATTGGGGAAATCAGAGTCTCAACGTCAAAAGCTCGCAGCTATTCAAGACCCTGTTCAATTCGCCTTTGAAATCGGGCGACTATCTACGGAAGTAGCCGTGACTCCAAAGACGAAACCCAAGACAAGCCCTGAGCCTACTGTGAAGTCAACCGCGCCTAGTGCTGGGTTGCAATCGCTGGAATCGCTCTTGGCAAAAGCTGAAAAGACCGGCGACTACTCGGCTTATTCGAAAGCCTTGAAAGACGCCAAAAACCGCAAGTAAAGGAACATTGAAATGGCAAACGCATTCACCAAACAGATTGCCCCCCTTTGGGACAACATCCTGAAGGGCTGGGAATCGTCGATGACGGTTTCCAACGCCGTCCGCATCTACAGCCCCCCCGACGCAGACGTTCAGCGCTCGAACAATGTGGTCTATCGCCCGATGGATTACCAGTTCGACACAGTGAGCGGCCTTGACGTTTCTGGCGCTACAAAGACCGACCTGATTCAGCGTATGGTCCCGGCAGTTCTTGGCGCACCGAATAACGTTGTGTTTGAGTTGAGCGCAGACCAAATGCGCGACCCTTGGCACATGACACAAGCCGGTATCGGTGCAGGCCGTGATTTGGCTGCTGCAGCTGAGGTCGCAATGGCCAACGCAATCGCCAACAAGGCCGCGAACGTCGTCACCCAAACAGGCGTTTTTTCGTGGGACTTGGCCGCTACTGCCCGTCGCGTCATGAAGCAAAAGGGTATCGGCAGTTCCGCATCCATGAAGATGGTGCTGAATCCTCTCGATGCTCAGAAGATCGCTGGTGAGTTGGGCTCTCGCGCCTTCTTCCAAGGCAAGACCGAACAAGCTTTCGTGCGTAACCAAATCCCGGACGTCGCTGGCACGCCTACCTTTGAAGCTGATGTGATGCCCAACGTTGCCGCTCGTGGCACTGTGACCGGCACCACCGTGAACGGTGCGCAGTCTCACACCGTTACCGCGATGACCGACGATCTGCCTACCGACAACCGTCAATTCGTCTTGACTGTTGGTGGCGCAAACATTGCAAACATCAAGGTCGGAGACTGCTTCACTGCTGGCGTGAACTCGGTGCACAACATCACCAAGCAAGATACCGGAGAGTTGCAGACTTTCCGCGTGATCGGCGTTTCTGGTGGCGGTACTCAGTTGACCATCTACCCGGCTCCCGTGGCTACCGGCCCGTACAAGAACGTGACTGCAGCTTTGGCCAACAGCCAAGCCCTGACGTTCATCAACAGCGTCACAAAGGCTTCGTCTGTGCTGTTTGACGATAGCGCCGTTGAGTTCTTCGTGGGTCGCTACGAGTTCCCGACTGACATGGGGCCGAAGGTCACGTTCAACACAACGCCAAATGGCCTTCCATTGACCATGAGCTATGCATTCGACCACATGACAGGCAAAGTCTCTGTTCGTTTGCATTACGTGGCTACTCCGGTTGTGCTGAACCCGGACAAGACTGCCTTGCTGTTGGCATCGCAAACCTAATCGGCAACGGTGTAATAGGGGGCTTCGGCCCCCTTTTTCGTTTGTCAGCCATCGCCATCGCCATCGCCATCGCCATCGCCATCGCCAGAGCCAGAGCCAGAGCCAGAGCCAGAGCCAGAGCCATCGCCATAGCCATAGCCATCGCCAGAGCCATAGCCAGAGCCATAGCCAGAGCCAGAGCCATCGCCATAGCCAGAGCCATCGCCATAGCCAGAGCCATCGCCATAGCCATAGCCAGAGCCATCGCCATAGCCATCGCCATCGCCATCGCCATCGCCATCGCCAGAAGTGAAAACGTGTTTAGGCATTGATTGATTCCTTAGCCGTGCGAGTGCAAGGGATCAACTCGCAAACACCGGTTAAATAGATCAACGGGTTTTGTGTGTCGATCTTACACGACTGTTTTTGAATGCCATGCTGCGCCACTCCAGACAAAGCAATACCGTCTTGTGCTTTCCAAGACCATAGGCGGCGAGAGTCTTTGAGAATGACATTCTCGCCGTCAACGCTGACGACTTCACCGGCATGAACGCCAGCGCTGTAGCAACGTGCGATGACGTACTCCCCTACGAACGGGTGTGATTTTGTGGGTTGCGCTTGAGATTGGTTTCCGCCAAACATTGCTGCGATTTCACGAGCTTGTGCAATTGTCAGGTTGTCGATGTTCACGGTGTTCTCTCCGTTGGTTGATGATGTTGCAATTGTCGGCATCTGGCCTAGTTTCACCATAGGGACAAACCCTATACAATCGCAAGAACACACTTGATAGGTTTTGACAATGCAGGCGTTCTATCGCTATCCAGGCCCCCATGAGATTGGCAACTATGGCCAAGGTGTCGGCTTTGAGTGTGCGTGCCTTCCCGCCTCCGAGACTGACCGCATGGTGTCTGAGGGATGGAGCCTGACGCCTGACGATGCTTTAGCCGCTCACAAGCATGCTGCGCCTACCGAGCCTGATGAGCCTACCGCTCCTGAAGCTGTGGCGGAAGTGACAGAGCCAGCTCAAAATCAACCGAAACGGCGTGGCCGTCCTCCAAAGGTGCGCGATGATCAAGAAAAGATTTCTGGTTGAGCAAGCTTACGCAGAACTGGCGCTCGCTGGCTACCAGTTCGATCTAGACCCCGCTGAAGTGCAATTCGGCCTGCAACGGCTTGAATTCATGATCGCAGAGTGGTCTGAAGCGTGGGAGTTGGACGTAGGTTATCTGCCTGCTGCTGACCTGTCAGAGATTGACCCTGACGATGATTCGGGCCTGACTGCTGGCAAGGTGCGAGCTATCGCGCTTAATCTCGCTGTAGAGATTGCCCAGAACAAGGGTAAGCAAGTCTCTCCACTCACACTCAACAAAGCTGCTCAGGCGCTTTCTGAGCTTCAGATCCACACCCCGGCTACAGCAGTCAACCCGGATACTTTGCCGGTAGGCGCTGGGAACAAGCCGGGATGGATCTATAACACTTTCTTCACGGGGCAATGATGGCTACATCTATCGAAGCAAACAAGACCACGGTCATTTCTCTTTCAAAAAGTGACAGGCTGTCGATTACTGGTGAAGGTGCCTGGTCGTATTACGCCTTTGATGCCTCTGGTTTGCAGTTGGACTCTGGCTCATATTCAGACCCTGACGTTATTGGCCCATTCTCAGAGGCTGGCACAGTCAATCTGACTGCTAGTGCGGGTTCTTCGCTGTCATACGACACACTTCCGGCGTCAGTAGGTAATGCCACCATCGACTCCAGCGGCGGCATTGCTGGCCCGAATGGTCCTGTGCTGACGGGGGCGGAGGTGGCCGGGGCGAAAGCTGTGGCGGCAGATTACGTGTATGCGGGCGCGTCCCGAGTGCGTGCAAAGCGCATTCCGCGAGTCGCAGTCTTTGGCAACAGTCTTGCAAGAAACCAGTACACCCCCCAGGCCTCCGGTGGCCTTGTCGGCGCTACCAGACAAGTGACTCTGTTTGGTGCATGGGCTGCATGGGCGGCAGCTTTGACTGATGGGGCCTGTGCATTTGATGTGTACGCCTCTGAGGGCTATTCCGGTTTCACGACCGACCAAGTGTTGGACGCTGCTCAGGCCGCTAATGCGACCGAGACTTTTGGAGTGTCAGAGACTATCCCAATCGGAATTGCCGCACGAACGCCTGAAATAGTGTTCGTCACACCGCCGACAAATGACCTGTTCACGACGACCCTGGCAGACATTCAATCTGGCGCTGCGCTGCAACGCGCCATTGCTGGGTCGCGTGCGACTTGGGCTTACATTCGCGCTTGCGGTGGCGTGCCTATTCAAGTGTCGATGATGCCAATGCAGGGTAGCGTAGCTGGCTCCGGTGGCGTGACTGGTGCTCAATGCGCGCCATACGTCGATGCATGGAACTCAGCACTGTCCGCAGTGGCCAAGGCTGATGATGTTCCGTGGGTTGATGCCTATACACCTTGCGCTGCGTCGGGAAGTGGATGGAAGACTGGCTACATCTACAAGAACGAGGCCGATGACGCCACCGGCTTACATCCGTCTCTCTTGGCAAGCATTGAAATTGGCAAGGCTTGCGCACCGGTCATCAAGGCAGTAATCGAAACATCCCCGAAGGTGCCGCGTGGGTATATTGGCGCAAATCCGATTTACGCGGCTGCGTTTGTTGCTGGATCGAATCGACAGTTCTTCAACAACCCAAGCGATCCACTATTTCAAAGCGTGACATCATTCGCCGTTCGCTTTGACCCACAAAGCGATTCAACATCAGCGGTCTACACACCGACGATTGACACCGCAGGCGGAAAGACTGTGAATGTCAAAAAGCCCACGGCGACAGGCACGGCATACGCCGACAGGCAATACCCAACGACCATGACTGTCGCTGCTGGTCAAGAATACTTAATTGCAGTTGACTTGCAGATTTTGTCTGCTGATTCGCTCGCTGACATCGGTTTCTCGATCATCGACGACACGACTGGAAGCGCGTCTCGTTATCAGCCGATGATCTTGTGGAATATGTCGAGCAAGAACGCTCCGCCAGCCGTGCCGCTTGACTCTGGTGTGCATCGTGCTGTCTTACATCTGAGGGTTCCAACAGGAGTCACTACTGTCAGACCGTTTGTTGTGTTCAATCGGAAGTCTGGCGGGTCTGCTGGTGGATTCGACGAGATTCGTGTGGCGAACATCATTGCGCTGCGGATTGCGTAACAAGCATCCACCACGCCACCATCACAAAGCCCTTCTTGTCGGTCCTGATTTTGACCTCCTCAGACACCAGGCCCTTGTAATAGGCTTCGGCGTAGTGCTTCGGGAAATGGCAATAGCCCGGACCAGGCTCGGCGATGCTCACCGTCAACTACCAAACCAAAATGCCCATCCTCCAGCGTAACGCCTAACCCATGCCACAAGTCCCAATCATCAGCGGCATCTATACGGATGGAGTAAGCGACTACCGCACAGCTTATCCGGTGAATCTGGTTCCTGTTCCAAAGGATACAGGCATCAGTGCGGGGTATCTGCGCCCTGCTGATGGGCTTGTGTCATTTGCTACCGGGCCGGGTCTTGATCGTGGCGGCATCGTCTGGAATGGTGTGCATTACCGGGTGATGGGTACTAAGCTAGTCTCCGTCTCCATGTCCGGTGTTGTCACCACTTTGGGGGATGTTTGGGGTGTATCTCGTGTCTCCTTTGACTATGGCTTTGGCCGTTTGGCTATCGCTTCAGGGCAGAGGCTTTACTATTGGGATGGATCTTCTCTTGTCACTGTGACAGACACCGACATTGGGCCTGTGCTAGATGTTGTGTGGGGTGATGGCTATTACCTGACAACTGATGGCGAAAGCATCGTACAGACTGAGCTAAACGACCCCGCAGCGGTAAACCCATTGAAGTACGGTTCGGCTGAGGCTGACCCTGACGGCATCGTGGCGCTTCAGAAGGTTCGGCGGGAACTGTACGTTCTTGGCAGAAACACGACAGAAGTCTTCCAAAACGTGGGGGGGGAGTTCTTCGCTTGGGCCGCTATTGCGGGTGCGCAGATTCAGAAGGGCGCGGTAGGCGTACATGCGTGCTGTGTGTACCTTGATGCCGTGGCTTTCGTCGGGTCTGGCAGGAATGAGCCTCCAGCGGTTTACCTTGCTCTCAACGGCTCCGCTCAGAAGCTATCGACGCGGGATGTGGACATTGCCCTAGAGGCCCTGAGTGATACCGAGTTGTCTGAGGTATTGGTGGAGACTCGGGAATGGAAAACACATCAATTCCTAATCGTCCATTTGCCGGATCGTACGTTCGTCTATGACGCTGCGGCCAGTGCTGCAATGGGTTTGCCTGTGTGGCATATTTTATCTACCGCTGTGAGTGGGTTTGGCAAGTACAAGGCTCAAGGTCTGGTGTATGTCGATGGCCGGTGGTTTGCTGGTGATCCGACGAGTAATCGGGTGGTTGAGTTGGTAGAGACTACATCAGACCATTTCGGCATCCGTAATGGGTGGGAGTTCTCCACTCAGGTGCTTTACAACTCTGGCGCTGGTGCGATCATGCATAGCGCCGAGTTGACCAGTCTTACAGGCCGGTGCGCTCTTGGTGTCAATCCTACGGTGTGGCTGTCATACTCAAACGATGGCATGCAATGGAGCCAAGAGAAGCCAATCTATGCCGGGATGCTTGGTGATAGGCTGAAGCGCTTGCAATGGCGTAATTTAGGCCACATGCGGAATTGGCGCGTTCTCAAGTTTCGAGGCACATCGGATAGCCGTATCACGTTCTCTAGGCTTGAGGTCAACTTTGAGGCTTTGGAATCGTGACTCGCGCCGCTCTATTCCAGCCGCTCAACCGATCCCAGCTTGCCCGAGCTTTCGGTGATAGGCCTGAGATCATCCGAGCATGGGAAGAGCTTCAAAGAATCGTCGGATCCGACCTAGGCGCTCGGATTGATGACCTGTCGGTGATCGTTCAAAGCCAAGGCGAACAGATCAGCGCTAACGAGTTGGCAGCTTATGCCTATGCTCTGGGTCTGTATCAGTCGTCTAAAGCCTACTCTGAGCAATTGGCGGAATCTATCGACTATCAAAACCAGATAGCACAATTGCGCGGTGAAGTGGCACAATTGCGGAAACTGATTGATTCAGTAGTGGAGATTCCATGAGTTCACAAGCAAAGACGCTTGTTCCAAAGCAAAACATTGCGGCGACTGTTGCGGTTGTTTATACCTCCCCGGCTGGTGGCAAGGGTACGTATATTGATGCGTGCGACTTGGTGAATTACGGCGGCGGCACTCCTATTGTCACGCTTTCGATTGTCGAGAGCGGAGGCACTTTGTCCGATGTGAATCACCAAATCATCGATAAGTCGATCAGCCACAAGGCTACCGTGCCTGTTTCTGAGTTGATGGGCCGCTACATTGCTCCAGGCGCGACATTGCACGCTGTTTGCAGTGTTGCGACTACGGTTTCCATTTACGTCACTGGCCGGGAGTTGACTTGATCCGTGACGCAAGCCTGACCGAAGCCTGTCTGGTGCTTTCTGAGGCTTGCGGTGCTGACTTCAGCGAAGAACAGCTATTTGGCTGGACTGCATGGAATGTGAACGGCGGGATTGTCATAGCTAGAGAAAACGAGATCCACGCAGCGGCACCGGTTCAATGTCGTGGTTTGTGGCTTGATCGTAAGGCGATTCGCGGGATTCTCTGGTCGATGTTGGATGTTTACGGTGTAGTCAAGACGATGGTCAGACGATCAAACGATGAAGGGCACAAGTTTGTGTCTCGATTAGGTTTTGAGGTGGTCGATCATTCTGACGATACGGTGTTTTATGAATTGAGGCGCGATCATGCGATTCACTAGCTTTGACGGCCCTATTGGGCACCCTACTGCGGGCCGGTCTATCCATGACAAGCGGATGTTCGACCCGGTGACAGCTATCGTAGGTGGCGCGTCACTCATCGGGGGTGTCATGTCTTCGCGCTCACAGCGAAAAGCGGGGGATAGAGCTGCTGATGCACAGGTGCAAGCCGCACAATTGGCCGAAGAGGGCATTCAATCGCGCTTTGAAGAGGTGCAAAAGCTCCTCGCCCCATTTGTACAGGGCGGCGTTGGTGCTTTTGGTCAAATGGGGGCGCTGGCAGGCACTCAAGGCAATCAGGCACAGCAAGCGGCGATTGAGGCACTGAAGGCTTCACCGGCTTTTACCTCGATGCAAAGTGCAGGGCAAAACGCGATCCTGCAAAACGCGGCGGCGACTGGTGGGCTTCGCGGTGGCAATGTCCAAGCATCTCTAGCGCAGTTTGACCCTGCCCTGTTGGCAAGCGTCATCCAAGACCAATACGGGCGTCTGGGTGGTTTGGCTCAGATGGGGCAGGCGTCCGCTGCTGGCGTAGGGTCGGCAGGTATGCAAGCGCAAAGCCAGATTGCAGGGCTGCAACAGCAAACAGGCGCGGCACTGGCTGGTAAATTCCTGAACGCTGGCCAAGCGCAGCAAAACATGATCGGGTCTCTATTCAAGGGATTCGGTCAGATTGCCGGGGGAGTGAAGTTCTAATGGAACCAATCAACTACGCTGGCACATTTGCTCAGCAACCAAGCGTCGGAGATCAGTTCTTGCAAGGTTTGCAAGTTAGCCAAGCAATGCAGGCTCAGGCCGAAGCAAAACGGCAAGCTGAAGAGCAAGCCAAGGCCAAGGCGGAGCAAGAAGCTGCTATGCAAGCCGACATCATGGACGTTTACAACCGTGGCGCTCCAGCTTCTGAAGTCGCACGCCTGACGGTGAAGTATCCGGCCCTTGCAAAGCAATACAAAGACACGCATGAGATGCTGTCGAAAGATGAGCAGATGGCCCGCAAGGCTTTTGGCGCTCAGGTAGATTCTGCGCTCCAATCCGGCAAAGTTGATATTGCCAAGCAGTTGATTGATCAACGCATCCAGGCTGCTGAAAACTCAGGCAATCAGCAAGAGGCTCAAGCGTGGAAAGCTACGCGTCAGGTTGTTGAGACTGACCCAAACGCGGCAAAGCTCATGTCATCCAGCTACATGGCTGCAATTGATGACAAGTACGCATCAAGTATTGCCACGGTCGGCAAAGAAGCCCGCGATCAAGCTCAGTTTCCTGACCTAAAGCGCAAGGGCGCAGCAGAAGCAATCAAGGCCGAAGCTGAAGCCGTTACTCAAGGCGCTATTGCTCAAAACGCCCCTCAAGCAGAACGCGCAAAGGTGGCATATCAGCAAATGCAGAGCAAGAAGATTCAAGCAGAGATTGACAATATGTCGTCGCGGCTGGCGCTTGATCGTGACAAGCTCGACTTCGAGGTGCAAAGTTCTCTCGATAAGCTATCCGGAAATCCTTTGTCCGGTGACGCTGCCAAGATCGTCAATGAGTCGGTTATGCAGGCGGGCAAGCTGAAAACCCAAGCTTCTCAAGCAAAGTCTCTCGCTGACAAGTTTGAGAAAGAAGGCGGCGGTTTTGGTTTTGGTTCTACCATTGCTGAGAAGTTTGCACAGTTTACTGGTAGCCAAGATACGGTTACCGCACTGCGTCAAGAGTTCGAGCGGGTTAGCGCAAGTAACGTGATTAGTCTTCTGCCTCCAGGACCAGCAACGGACAAAGATATTGCCATCATCCGGGCAGGTTTCCCGCCTGCTACGGCTGATTCAAAAACGATTGCGGATTTCCTACGCTCTATGGCGCGTGTGCAAGAATACGAAGCACTTAGCAAGGATGCGCAAGCCGCATGGGTTGACATGACTGGATCGCTTGGCACTGCACGCAAGGGCATTGAGGTGAACGGTATCCGCGTACCTGCTGGCACTCGGTATCAAGACTTCGCTCAGACATACATCAAGCGGCAAGAACTGAGCCAAAAATATGGCAACTAGCTACACCGATCCCATTTATCAAGACCTTACATCAAAGGTCGAGGCGCAGCTTGGCCTACCGTCAGGGCTGCTGTCTGACATTGTGACGAAGGGGGAGCGGTCTAACGCGGATCAGGTATCAGAGAAGGGCGCAAAGACTGTCTTTCAGGTGATTCCTAAGACTCGTGATGCAATGCTGGAGAAATACGGAGTTGATGCTTACGTATCTCCAGAAAATGCAGCGTTAGTGGCTGGGTATGTGCTTCGTGATGGGATCAACTATGCAAAAAAGCAGACAGATGATCCTAATCAAATCAGACGGATAGCTGCTGGCTACTACCATGCCGGGGGTAAAACGGAGAATTGGGGGCCTCGCACTCAGGATTACATGGATCGCGTTCAGCCTGTGGAAAGTACGTATGCAAGCGCAAAGCGTGAGCGTGGAGTGGAGCAAGACCCAATCACGGCACAGGTCAAAGCTTACTCATCTGGAAAGATGAGCCCTGAGGACAAAGCAGCGTTTGAGCAAAGCATTGCACGCGGCGAAGTAGTCGTGCCTGCAAACATGATGCCAAAGACTCCGGCTGCATCCGGTGTCACTGTTGGCGCTAAGACCTTGCAAGCCTATCGCTCAGGCTCTATGCGTCCTGAGGATCGTGCTGAGTTTGAGTCGCTGGTGAAGTCTGGGGAGTTGGTTCTACCTAACGGTGTGAGCCTAGAGGCTGCACGCGGCGAGATCCCAAGCGCACCAACTCCAGAGCAGATTGCGGCAGGCGCAATGATGCCAACGGCCCCGGCTGCAACTCGGGCCACGGCTCCTAACGCCACACTAGGCGACAAAGCTTTAGCAGTGGGTGAAACCGGCCTAGCGATGGTGGGTGGTCTTGGATCTCTTCTCGCTGGCGCTGCTGGTGGCATCCAAGGGGCTATAGAGGCTCCATTCGTCGGAGATGCAAGGCAACCCATCAGACGGGCGCAGGAGGCGGCTGGATTCGTCCAAAGCCTTACCGCTCCTCGCACTGCTGCTGGTCAGGAGATGCTGCAAAGCGTGGCTGAATCGCCATTGATGCAGAATCTACAGGCTCTCGGGCCTATGGGCATGGTTCCTACTGCTGGCACTCGTGCGGTGGCTCAATCGGCCCAGACTGCCCGCCAGATGGCTCCGGCTATTGCTCAAGAGGTGACGCAGGCGGTAAAACCTGCTGTCGCCCAGGCTGTGCAGGCCGGACGCGCCGTGACAGATCCGCTGGCCAAGGCTGCGCAGTCTGCAAAGTCTCGCGCTTCGCAAGCGCTAGGGATGACGTATGAGCCTCCAGTGCAGACTACGGCGGGAACGGGTGCTAGTGCAGGTTCAGCCGGTACTGACATTGCGACATTGCGCCGTGAGCGTGCGGCGAGTCTGGATGTGCCTGTCGATCTGACTGAAGGTCAGGCTACACGCGAATTCGGTGAGCAGCAGTTTGAGCGTGAGATGGCCAAGGATGCCGAGTTAGGCGGCCCTATCCGAGAGCGCATGGATGAGCAAAACTCTCGGCTACAGCAAAACCTTGATGTGTGGCTAGAACAGACTGGCGCTCAGTATCCTGGCAATGCTCCTGAAGCTGGCCGCAGCATTGTTGGCGCTTTGGAGAATTCTGCACGCAGGGCTAAGGCTGAGATTCGACTGAAGTATGCAAAAGCAGAAAAGGCCGGTGAGACTGAAGCTCCGGTGAGCCTAGATGCTTTGATCGACCATATCAACCAGAATGGCCCAGAAGCCGCAGTGTCTCCAATATTGAAGGTTGCACGGGACAAGGCTATCCAAGTAGGCGCGGCCACTGTTGATGAAGCTGGTAACCTTGTTGCTACTCAGACACCGCTAAAGAACGCTGAGATTCTTCGCAAAGCTATCGGTCAATCAACCGACTACCAGCCTCAGAATGTACGCCAGTCATCCATCATGAAAGGATTGATTGACGACTCAACCGCTGGCGCTGGTGGTGATCTTTACAAAGAGGCTCGAGCAGCCCGCGCACGGTTCGCGCAGAACTATGAAGACATTGGGTTGATTGACGCAGCCATGAGCCTGAAAAAAGGCTCTTCAGATCGTCGCATCGCCTTTGAAAACGTCTTTGATAAGTTTGTACTGAAGTCAAGCCGTGAGGAGCTATCGCAAATCCGCAGAGTGATTCAGACTCAAGGCGGAGAAGCTGGTACTCAGGCTTGGAATGAGTTGCGAGGATCAACCATCCAATACATCAAAGATCAAGCGTTTAAGAACACTGCTATGAATTCCAAGGGCGAGGTTGTTCTCTCCCCTGCTGCGCTTGAGAAGGCTATCAAGACGCTAGACCAAAATGGAAAGCTTCAGCTTATCTTCGGGCGGCAAGGCGCTACAAAGCTGCGTGACCTTGCAGACATTGCCAAGGATGTTATGACGGCTCCTCCCGGCTCAGTCAACACAAGCAACACAGCCTCTATTGTTCGTGCGTTCTTTGATGCTGGCGCTACAGGTTTGCTTACTGGCGTGCCTATCCCGGCAATCGCTACAGGCAAGGCCGTACTGTCAAAGATCAAGAACAGGCAACTCCGCGCACGCATTGAATACGCACTCAGAAAGCCAGCAAAATGATTCAAGTCAACAACCCATACCCGCAGTTTTTCGACGCTGACGGAGATCCGCTGGACAATGGCAAGGTGTATTTTGGTGTAGCCGATCTAGACCCGCGCACCAATCCGAAGGCGGTATATTCAGACTACGCAGGAACTACGCCTGTAGCCCAGCCTGTGCGGACGCAGAATGGGTATTTGGTAAACGGTGCAGGGACTCCAATTTCTGTTTATGTTGATGGCGATCATTCAATTGCAACTTATACATCGGCGGATGTATTGCTGTGGTCTGCTCCTGATTCTACGCAGTACAACATTGAGCAGCGCTCTCAAAACATTGTTACTCCGCTAGAAAATAGTAACGGATCAAGTCTAATAGGCTTTATTCAATCTGGGACTGGTGCTGTACCTCGTACCGTTCAGGATAAAATTCGAGAAAGAGTGAGCGTTGCAGACTTTGGTATCCTGCCGGACGGGGTGACAAACTGGGAGGCAACAAACCCAGGTGGCATATGGACGGCGATGCTAAACGCGGCGTTGACAAAGTTGGTGGTGTGGCCTCCCGGCTACTATGCGACCGGAATCAACCTCGACAGCACTCTGACCGGTGCGCACTTCCATTTCGAGGATGGTGCGATCATTGGCGGGGTGTTCCACCTTATCAGCGACGCCTCTCCTGCCGCCGTGGGCATTTCTTCAATCGCGCGCTCCGGTGGCGTTGTGACCGTCAACACAACGACCGCTCACGGGTGGGTCACTGGCAAGCGCGTGCGCATCTGCAACGTCTACGTGACCGGCGCGGGCTCTGTTGACTTCAACGCGGACGACGCGGCGGTGACCGTCACAAGCACGACCGCATTCACTTACAGCCAGGCTGGCCCCAATGAGTCGGGCACGGTGTCGAGTGGCGCGCTGGCCGCGCCTCTTCCAATCAAGAACGTCGTTGTTACCGGCCTGCTTACCACAACCGACCGTTTCGGCACGATCAACGCCAAGGACTGCTACGTCGAACGTGTATGGGTCAAGAGCGACCCAAGCAAACACAGCGCTTATCCAGGGACGACTTGCCGGGGCGCGCACATCTACGCAGGCACCGAGAACCTGCACATTGGCGAGCTCGTCATCGACGACGCCAGCGGGTCGAATACGGACGCGGCTCTGGCCATCGACGGCAATGCTTGGAACCCAAAAAACCTGACGTTTGGTCGCGTGCACATCAAGGACTCCGACTACCACGGTGCCTATATCACTGGTGGCGGCCATCGGTTCGGCGAGTTGCGCATCGACGGGTTTGCTCGTGGTGTCTACTCGGGCACACTGCAAGACTCCGACGGGGCTACGCAGTCCCAGCACGTCAAAGCCCTGTGGACCAATCGCTGCTGGGATCTTGAGATTGGCGTGCTGCGCACCAGTCAGAACCCGGCAGGCTCTCGCGGGTACGAGCTGAATCAGGCTGTCATCGACGAGACGGGGAGCGCGTACTTCGGTGCCGCAAACCGTGGGGTGCACATTGGCGCGTGGTATGCGTCGAATGTCCGGCGCAGCGGGATCAACTTCGGTGATCGAGACGCGGACTCTGTACGATGTAATGCCACTGTGGGCATGCTTGAGATCCGCCTCGATCCTTCCGGGCTGTCGTCCGGCGAGTTTGCTATTAGAGCAGTCGGGGCCTCTGGCGGAAGCCGGATTAGCATCGACACCCTGCGCGTCGTTGATCCTGGCGTGAATGCGTGCGTTTGGACCGAGACATCGGCCGATGTGAGCATTCGACGCTTGGAAGCGCTGAACGTCGCTGACCGGGTGTTACAGGCTCGGGGCCGCGTGCACGTAGACGACTTGCACGCCATCTATTCCGGTGGCACGTCTACAAACCCTGTGGTGCACATCGCCAACGCGGCTGCCGTGGGCTCGCGGCTTAACCACGTTCACATTGAATCTGCATCCACGGTATCCACTCGGGCGTTTCACGCTGACGCGGGAGGGTGGGACATCGGAAAGCTGCGAGTCACCGGACTTGCAAACGCAGACGGTACTGTCTGGATCGATGGTGCGGCGCGCTGGGGCATCCACGCTTTTGAAGTCTATGGGCCAAACAGCAGTGGCGCTGGGGTGGGGTTCAATGGGGCCGTCTCAGATGGCTACATGGGGCCTGGGGTGGTCACCGGGTTTGCAAAGGGCTTTTCCAAAGGAACGGCCACATTCACCCGCATGACAGGCGTGGGCCTCAATGGCAACGGGAACACAACACCTACAGACATGACAAACGGATCGGTGGTAATGGTAGGATGCAACGGAGTCACACTTTGATATATAAACTAAAGAATTTGCAACAAATGCAAATGGTATCTTAGCTACTGAAGGTAAATCATGATTAGTTTTTTCAGTTGGTTAATTGGACTGTTTTCAGGGCCTAAGAATCCTGATCCAAAAAAGACAACCAAATCAGGCCCAAAGAATACTGATCCGAAGTGAAAGCGCTTGCCGCCATGATCTTGCTGGTTGCCTGCGTGCATGAGTTTGCATGGCAGGCTTTTAAGCATCTTCCTGGGGTGGCGGGCTCAATACAGGCCATCACGAAATGGCCGTTGATCGCGGTACTGTGCTTTTCAGTGGCACTGCTTGCGATGGATAAATGGATTGCCTCGGTTTGTTTGGCGGTGGCGGTTATGTCGCTGACAACCTCGGCTTGTGAATTGTGGTGGCTTCTTGATCCGTGGCCCTACGATCCAAACGAAGAGCTGTGCTCTAAAAAAATCGGGGTTCCCATGATGCTTGTTTCGGCGCTTATCGTGCTGTGGCCTGTCGTGAGGTGGCGGGAATGACGAGTGATCCTATTTCGTCCGTAGCCGCTCTCTTGGCTATATTTGTCGGTGCAGCCATTGCCAATGCCATTGCTCCGCATCTCGTGGTGTTTGCTGGTGGCTTCTTGGGCGCTTACCTGGGCTTGATGCGCTGGCGCGACTGTACGCGCACAGAGGCATGGGGGTATATGGCGGCGTGCGTCATTGGCTCTTGGCTGTTCACGGGCACACTTGTCGTGATAGCTCAAAAGGCAGGTCTTGATGTAGAGGACAAGCTTCTCATTGCCCCCGCAGCGACCATGATTTCATGGGTCGGCCACCAATGGGCCGATGTCGGTCGGTGGGCCGCTGGCGTGCTTGGCCGGATGATCGAGAGAAGGGCTCAAACATGAATGCTGACCTGTTTCCACGGCTCGCTGAGCTGGGCCTCTCCGGTGCTCTCATCTGGTCGCTAGTCTGTCGGGCTAGGCTCATGGACAAAGACACCCCTCTGCGGGCAAGGATGCAACACGCGGCGCTCATGGCGGCGGCGCTATTTGGCCCCCTTTCGGGTGAGTGCAGCACACTACTTTGGGCGGCGGGGATCACCACCTTCTTACTGCTTGAGCGGAGAAGTCCTACGCGTGATAACGAGGCGGTCAATGAGCCGCAATATGTTCATGTCCTTCCGAGCTTCAAAGGGGTTCAGAGATGAATATTACGATCAAGCGCACCGAGAAAAACGATGTATGCACTATCGGAGAGATGCACATTGATGGGGTGTTTGAGTGCTACACGCTTGAAGACGTTGTGCGGCCTGACGGCGTGAAGATCGCTGGAGAGACGGCCATCCCTGCCGGGTCGTACTCAATTGACATCACCATGAGCCCGCGCTTTAAGCGAATGCTTCCACTGCTGCTTCAGGTAAACGGATTCATCGGCGTTCGCATCCACCCAGGCAACACAGCGGCAGACACCGAGGGGTGCATTTTGGTAGGCACCAAGAAGGGCAAAGAGCGCATTGATGAAAGCCGCATTGCCTTTGATCGCTTGTTTCCCAAGCTACAGTCCGCAAAGATGACAGGCAAGCCTATTCGGCTGACCATATCGTGAGCCTAGCCGCACGCCTTCTTGCTGGCCTTGTGTCGCTTCTGGTGGCCTTTGGCGCTGGATGGGGCGCAGCTATCAAGTACCGCAACGGCAAAGATGCTCAAGAGGCGCTAGACACATCCGAAGCCATGCGAGAGTCAGAGAGACTTGCGGCGCGGAACATGACGAGGATCGGCGATGAACTCACGCAAGACCGTATCGCTACCGAGCGCAGCGCTCGTGCTACTGCTGACCGGCTGCGCAAGCTCGCCGAAGGTAGACCCGCAGCAACCGCCGACTGTCACGCAAGAGGTGATGATTCCGGCCCCGCCGTCTGGGCACTTTCTGACGATGCTCGAACTGATCTTGTCGCGCTCGCATCAGAAGCCGAAGCAGTAGCCGACAGGCTCAGGGCTTGTCAGGCGGCAATTTCTTTGCAACGATAAAAGCAACAG